TCACGAATATTAAACCTCGCGCCTAATTCGTCAATGAATTTTTCTATAAAAGCATAGTCCACCACATTGCCGTCCGTGGTCTTGAGCAGTCCTTGCTTAACCCACACGTCATACGGCACACTATCACGTTTCACCCGCTGCGCGACTGTATCTTCCGGCAGCCAAAAGTAAGGCAATACTTGAAACGGCTCGCCATCATCTTCGGGAGGGAATACCAACACAAACGCCGTGATGTCATTGGTACTCGAAAGGTCGAGACCCGCATAACAAACACGACCTTCCAATTCCGATTCGTCAACGGCGAATGCACATTTATCCCAAACCGACATATTCATCCACCGCACCGATTGTTTCACCCACTGGCAGAGCCGCAGTTGCCGAAAGCTGTTCTCTTCAGCGGGATTCTGCTGTGCCGATTCGCAAGCCGCACGGATTTTGTCAACTTGAACGGTTACTCCGAGGCTCGGATTGACACGCCGCCAGACCGCCTCATCAGTCCAGTCCTCGTCCATCTTCGCGCCGAAGATTACAGGATAGAAACTGCTGTCGTGTTTCTTGCTTTCAAGAATCGCCTCGGCTTTTTGGTGTTGCTCATAGCAGACGGATTTCGTATCATCGCCCGCTGTGGTGATTAGGAAGTACAACGGTTGCCGCCGTGCATCGCCGGAACCTTTGGTCATAACATCGAACAGCTTTCTATTCGGCTGTGTGTGCAGTTCATCGAAAATAAGCCCGCTGATTGAGAATCCGTGCTTGCTGTACGATTCCGAGGATAGCACTTGGTAAACACTGTTAGTCGGTCTATAAACTAATCGTTTCTGCGATTCTAAAATCTTCACACGCTTTGCCAACGCAGGCGAGAGCCGAACCATATCGGCGGCAACGCTGAAGACTATGCCCGCTTGTTGGCGGTCGGCGGCACAGCCGTATACTTCCGCTCGTTGCTCGCCGTCCGCACAAAGCAAAAACAAAGCGACTGCGGCGGCTAACTCCGACTTGCCTTGTTTCTTGGCGATTTCGATGTAAGCCATATTGAACTGCCGTGTTCTGTCCGCTTTTACCACGCCGAATAAGTCACGGATTATGGTTTCCTGCCACAACAGCAGCTTGAACGGCTTTCCCGCCCACTCGCCTTTGGTGTGGCAGAGACTTTCAATGAACAGCACGGCTCGGTCGGCTTTCGCTTTGTCGTAGTGCGATGTCGGGAGCATAAATTTTGTTGGTGTGTAGCTTTGAATATTCGGCATGAAAAAACTCCTTTCGGGGCTTGAATTTTCTGTGAATTTGTTGTACAATATATTAAGGTAAGAATGTAGCAAATTATATTATAAATGTGTAGCGTTTTCGAGCCAAACGAAAAGCACCCACCAAAGTGAGTGCTTGCTATTGTCGGGGAGGATTACGGCTTGAGAATTAACTCTATCCAGCCACGGTCTTTGGCGACATAACGCTGTTCGTATTCGTAGCCGCTCCGTCTGACGATAATCCGCAGTTCGCCAGTCACGGCACAGTTGTAATCTCGGACGTATTTCCCATCGGGGATTTGGTCTTCAATCGCCTCCAAGATTTGTTCGTGGTCTAACTCTTTCAGAGTTCCATGTACAGAAACATTCATCTTTACTCACCCCCTTCCGCATACTCGCCGCGTTTGAAAGCCCAATCCGAAAGCTCGGTTAATTTCTCAAGAACCCAACCCGCCGAGCCAACGTGTCCCCAGTTTATATCGTCGGGATTATAGCCGAGATGTTCGTCAGCGAACTCTTGAAGCGCTGCGAGCCTTTCATTAATCTCCCCGATTTGACCGATGAACTGTTCTAATGCTTTCTCGTGCTGTACTTGCATATTTTCTTGTAATTTTTTCATTTGGTAATCCTCCGCTTTCCTTTTATAATCACATTATAGCGTGGTTTCAAGCCGATTGCAAGGCACACATAATGGAGTTTGTGAATGGGTCGAAAACTGGATAATTCCGCATTAAACCTCACCTTTCAGAATGAACCTCCCATAGTGCTTACGGTTGCACTCAATCCAGTCCACGGCAGCGTAGAAATCGCTGTTAAAACATAGTCTCTGTACCTCATTGATTGAAAACATATTCACAACTCCGCTTTTTTGAATAATTGTCAACTGTTCCCGCACTTCATCGGGAATCGGCGGCACAATCTTGATTTGGTCTTCGCCGTAAGCAACGCCTAACCCTGAGCCGTTATCCCATTTCACAAACACCGTGCCAATATCGTCCACATCTGTAACTGTGCCTCGGTCGCCGGGTTTGAGAGTTGTGTGAGGGTCGTTCGTGGATACGAGTTCCACCCGTGTGTCGGGAGCGTATAACTCCCGACGCCTTTCGAGTTGATTTTCAGAAATAATTCTATTGCTCATCGCTCGAACCCTCCTCGCTTGATTTACGGCGGCTCTCCTGCATTTCGGTATACTTCGCATTATTCGCAAATGAGGCGTTGCCGCTGAGATTCCGACAGAACCATTTCCTGCAAGCACCATATTCCGCTCCGTTCATTCCGAGTTTCACCATCCACGCTCGAAGTGCGAACTTCTCAGATTCGACTTCCTTCTCGACTGCGGTCACACGCTGATGTTTCTTGATATACCGCACCATCGCCGCCGCAAACTGACTGTACATCTGTGCAATGCCGACATCCTCCGAGTAAGGGAACACAAACTGCACCGTGTCACCGTCATTGATTATGAGCGGTGTGCCGAGTGCCTTTGTCAAGAGCCTGTGCTTGCTTTCGGCGAGTTTAAGGAGATTTTGCATTTTCTCGTCCGACATACTGCCGTTCTTGGGGATTTCGATTGTGATTGTATCGCCTTCTGCGGTCTCGACTTCTGCCTCCTCGCCGCCCTCAACTTCGCCGATGAACCCTGCCTGTTCGAGTTTAGCGACTACCTCACCGTCTACTGTAAGAGTGCCGTCTTTTGCGAGAATAAATGTTGCTCTTTCGTTCTCAAAAATGTATGCAAACTGTGTCGGTGCTTTCATTGTATAAGTGCCTTTGATTCCTGTGATGTCCTCGATTGCTTTTACGAGCGGCTTGCGAGCCGAGCCTTGATAATCTTTGAATTTTACAGTCATGGTATTAACCCTCTTTTCTTTCGGCAAGCAGATTACTCTGCTCTTGTTTTGCCTTTATTTATGCGGGTTCCCCCGCTTGCATTGTCATTATAGCGTGGAATTTTCGAGAATGCAAGGCCCATTATAATGGAATTTACTCATCCACATTTGTCAAGCCTCGCATAACGAATATTGCTACAGGAACAGCTAACGAATTCCCGATTGCTTTGTAAGCATTTGAATCGCTGTATGGATTCTTAAGCCACTTTACAATCTGATTGCGGTTTTTGGGCTTTTTCGACTTGCCGACCGTAATTCGATGGTCTTCCCAAGCCCGACTCCAGTATGCAATATCAGCCTCGAACGGCTCTGCGATGTGGAAATCCTCAAGCCACCAATCGGGGTAACCCTGCAACCGTAAACATTCAAGCGGAGTAAGCCTCCGCACAGCATAACGGTTCTCGACAACCATATTCTCGCCGCCGGGATAATCACCGCCCGCCGCTTTAAGAGTAGCAGGCTCGGTGTTCCACCGACCGTGTCCGTTATTGCCGAAAGTTTCCACGACTGCCTTGTCTTGGTCGATGTCTTGATTGCGGATTCCTTTATAATCCAACGAACACAACGCCCCGACCGTCTCTTGGTAGCATACAGCACCGCCTTTATCGACTGTGTTCACGGTGTACGCCGTGTCCTCACGGAAACCGACACCGCCGGGGCCGTTCGCCTCACTCCGACCGACTGCGTTGCCTTGAATCGCAAACACACACGGACTGCCTTTGTAATCGGTGGCGGTCAGCGAGCCTGTATAATCCTCGGTAATCGGAGCAGCTTGCTTGCGTTCATCAAGCACAATCGGCTTGACAGCTTCGATTTCAACGCATAAATCAACATTGCCTCCCCCTAAACCGGCACGAGCCGAGACTGTCGGAGCGACATCATCACATTGTTTATACCGTGAATCGTTGGCGTGGTTTTCGATTATAACGCGGTCAATCGCAACAGTCAGCGAATTATCGCCCATATGCGCACGGAGAGTTTGTGCTTTCTCTTCCCAAGCCCGCTTGTCGAGCCGTGCCAAAGCCCCCGGCTCGAAACACGTCACGCCTCCAATGCCAAGCGGAGCGGCTCTGGCAGAGTCTTGCCTCTTGCCGAAACTCGCCGTAAAATTCCGTCTTTCGCCGTGCGACTCAGATAGAATCTCTGCGGCGCGTTCGCTTGCAAAATCGAGGACAAGGAACATTCTGCGGCGGCGTTGGGCGACTCCGAATTTGGAGGCACAAAGCGTTCGCCATGCGAGGGAGTAACCGTCTCCCAACACGGCTCCGGCGTTAAGAAATTTTGCCTTTTTGCCGACAGGCAGAGTAACATTGACGGTTTCGTCACAGAGTTTGAGCAGTTCATTGAGTACCTCCCTAAAATCAGACTTGTCGGCAGATTTACTGCTGTAAATCCCCGGCACGTTTTCCATAATTGCATAACGCGGATACTGATTATCAGTAGCTTTCCGCATTTCCTTAATAATACGGACTGCCTCGTAAAACAGCCCGCTCGCACCGTCCAGACCCTCCCTCGCACCTGCGACCGAGAACGACTGGCACGGCGAGCCAAATGTAATGATGTCAACAGGAGCGGCGGTCGCTCCATTCAGCTTGCAGATGTCACCGTATTGCACGGCATTCGGGAAATGCCGCTTTGACACAAGCCGTGGGTACGGCTCGATTTCGCAGAGCCATTTCGTTTCAAACCCGCATTCGCTTGCCGCCAACGGAAAGCCGGAAATACCGTCAAAAAGCGAACCGAGCGTTAATGTTTTAGACATTGCAGAAAACCTCCTAAAAATTTTTATTGACTTTTTGCGAAAATTGCGGTATAATAAATCGAAAGGAAATAATTTATGAAAATTGATTATGCTAAATCGGCAAGTAAAGCCATAGGTGCGTTCGACAGCAAGTTCAAACAACGTATAAAGAAAGCTATCGAAGAGGATTTAACTAAAACACCGCCGCAGGGTGATATTAAGCCGTTGAAAGGCTACGATGACGGTCGTTTGCGGTTGCGTAAGGGTGGTTTTAGAGTGGTTTTTAAATACAAAGATGTTCAAATTGACGGAAAACCCACAAAAATGCTATACATCATTGATATAGGTGCAAGAGGCGATATTTATAAATAGGAGGTGTTGTTATGTCTGTAATGGTACAAAAAACCGCAAACTTGCTTGATATGCTGCCGGAAAACGACCAGACTTTGGCATACGAGTTAATCAAAAAATTAGTGCTTGCTTGGGACCCGGATTTCACGAAGCTCACTGCGGAGGAGAGAAAACGTCTCGAAATAGCAGAAATGGAAATTGAAAACGGCGAAACCGTGTCCCATGAGGATATTGACTGGAGTTAAGAAAAACAGAGGGTTGGAAGGCTGCAACCGCCCCTTACGCTTGACGTAAGGTTAGGAGACGTGGGAATGTGCCGCCCCACCAAGTTATTTCAGAATAAAGCTGCTCTTCGGGGCGGCTTTATTATTTAACCCGCAACCTCCTCATAAGTTTTGATTTCACTGTCTCGCTCCACCGTAATATCCGCATCGGGTGAATAACTGCGAAACCTCGTCACAATCACAGCCGCATACTTCGGGTCGAGTTCCATTAAGTGAGCAATCCGCCCCGTCTGCTCGGCGGCGATGAGCGTTGTGCCGCTCCCGCCGAATAGGTCAAGAACCACATCGCCTGTTTTACTGGAATTCTCAATCGCTCTGGCAACAAGTGCAATGGGTTTCATTGTCGGGTGTTCGTCTGACCGCTTGGGACGTGGAATTTCCCACAAATCCGACTGTTTGCGGTCGGGAACAGGACAGAGCCGTTTGCCGTTATTAAGCCAACCGTACCACAGCGGCTCATACTGCGTGTGGTAATCTTTGCGAGAAAGCACAAGCGAATCTTTCGCCCAAATAATGGTGCTGCTCCAGTGGTAGACCGCCGTCAGCATTGCAGTGTGAACATTCGGCCATTCCTGTGCCGACATCGCAATGTACACAATGCACCCCGCCTCGCTGACCGCCGCCATTGCCGTGAACGCCGACAACAGAAACTCGCCGAAAGCCTCGGTTGACATACTGTCATTCATGATTTCACGGCGTTTCCACGAGGGATGTTCTGTCGCTCCGTAGTTTACATTCCACGGCGGGTCAGTCCAGCACAAGCGAGCCTTCGCACTGCTCATCAGCTTGCCGACATCTTCGGCCGAGGTGGAATCACCGCACATCAACCTATGCTGACCGAACCGCCAAATATCGCCTTTCTGCACGAACGGTGGCTGTTCAGAATCAGCCACCGCCTTGTCAACATCGAAATCGTCTTCTTGGACTTCGGGTTTGTCGGAATCCTCGAACATCTTCTCTAACTCATCAATCGAAAACCCTGTGAGCGTGTTGTCGAACCCCGACTCTTTGAGGAAATCTAACTCGCCAATCAGTAAATCCGCATCAAAGCCGCTGTTCATCGTTAGCTTGTTGTGAGCGAGAATATATGCCCGTTTCTGCTCTTCGGTGAGGTGCGTGAGCCGAATGCACGGCACTTCGGCGGCTTTCATATCTTTGAGCGCGAGCAACCGACCGTGCCCCTCAATGACCACGTTATCCTCATCAATGGCAATCGGGTCATTCATGCCGTAGGTCTCAATTGAACGACGAATCTGAGCGACTTGCTCTTTCGGGTGAAGTTTTGCGTTCTTGGGGAATGGTTTAATGTCCGTAATCGGAACACTTACAATCTCTAACATAATCCCACCTCCGAAAGCGGAATGGTCTCACCGTTACGGACGAGAAAGACTTCATTGCCGCGCTTGGTGAACTCTACCCACCGCTTGATACTCACGTCAATCCACTGCGGGTCACGTTCGATTGCGAAACATCGGCGTTCCAACTGCTCGCAAGCAATACCCGTTGTGAATGTGCCGCTGAACGGCTCTAACACAATGCTGTTCTTGTCCGAGTGCATTTTCACGCACCGCCACGGCAATTCCACAGGGAATGTCGCTCGGTGATGTCCGCTGCCGTGTTTGCCTTGAACGCTCATAATCCGCCACATTGACGAGTAGCCGAATTCGCGGCGTTCCTGCTTACTGAGCCGCTTGACGAACTTGTAATTGTTGTTCGCAACGGCAACAACAAAGCTGTGGTCAGAAACGTCAGTCTCGTCATCACCAAGAACCGCCTCGCCGTTACTGCCCCCAATACTTGAAAACGCGGCAATATACTCCGCATCACCGACAGGCTTATTTGTTGCCAAATGAAACGGTGCGGAGGAGGACAACGCTTGTTTTTTCTTGTCCCAAATCCTCACCCA